GGAGGCAATGTCGTAGAGTTCGTCTCTACCGATCAGCCACAAAAAATAAGAGGTCGTAAAAGAAACTACTTGTTTATAAACGAGGCGAATGAGGTAAACTACGAATCTTGGATGCAGTTAGCATTAAGAACCACAGAAAAGATTGTAATTGACTATAACCCTTCTGATTACTACTCTTGGATTTATGATAAGGTCGTTCCTAGAGAAGATGCCGACTTTACCATTACTACCTACCTAGACAACCCATTTCTTGAAAAATCAATCGTAGATGAGATTGAGAGGCTTAAAACAGCCGACCATGAATATTGGCGAGTTTATGGCTTAGGAGAGAGAGCAATATCCCAAGCGACCATTTATACGCATTGGAAGCGTAGAAGGAACTTCCCTGATGGCGGAGATGTGTTTTACGGACTTGACTTTGGCTTTAACAACCAAACAGCCCTTGTTAGGGTTAAGAACTTTGATGGCGAGTTATTTGTCGACCAATTAATCTACGATACCAAAATGTCAACCGCTTTACTAATCGATAGAATGCGTTCTTTAGGGCTTGATAGGAACTCAGAGATATATGCCGACCCTGCTGAACCGAAAACCATCTCGGAGGTGAATAAGGCAGGATTTAATTTAAAGAGTGCTGTTAAGGATGTTTATGCAGGAATCAACAAGGTAAAATCATTTCCTTTGCATATCAAGTCAGAGTCCTTAGATTTGCTTGATGAGATTAAAAACTACAAGTGGAAGACCGATACGGATGGTAACACACTTGATGAACCTGTGAAGTTTCGAGATCACTTAATGGACTCTATGAGGTATGCCATATACACAAAATATGCGAAACCTAAAAGAGGGTGGGTTGTATAGCATAAAAATTTGTTACTTTTGTAAAAATAATATATAGCGTGAATTTAACGGACATACTAAAGGCAGCTAACCCTTTTCAACAGAAGGCAGCTCCAAAGGTGACTTTTAACAATCCTTTTACTGATTTCGGTGGATTGATTGGCGGAAGAACACTTTATCCAGAATTAGACCAGGAAAAATTTGTACTTGACTATAAAAACAATAGTGAGGTATATGCTATCATCAAACGTATCTCTAAAACAATTTCTACAGTTCCTTTCTACGTTTACCAAGTAAAGAACAAGAAAGAGTTAGCAAGATACAAGTCAATGCTAAGTAATGCAACATCTACAACAGATATTGCTAAAGCTGAGTTAGTTCGTATAAAAGCGGTTGCTGAGATTGCTGAATCACCTTTAAACGACTTATTAGAAAAACCAAACGAATATCAATCATTCTCTGAATTTATCGAGAGTGCTGTAGGTTATAAACTAATTACTGGTAACACTTACATCTGGGCGAATAGATTAGCTTCAGGTAAGGTTGCAGAACTTGTTACACTCCCATCTCAATACGTTGCCATTATTTCTGATGGTACAATAAATGGGGTTGAAGGTTATTCTTTTACGCTAGTTGGATGGGATCAATTAGATGCGAAAGACGTAATCCATCTAAAATACTTCAACCCTTACTTTGACACTAACGGGCAACAGCTTTATGGCTTGAGTCCTTTACAAGCGGCATATAGAACTGTTCAGCGTTCTAACGATGCAAAAGATACATCGGTAGGTATGTTACAGAATCAAGGACCTAAAGGTATCTTGTCTGCGGATGAATCAAATGATTTTGGACCTGAAGCAGCAGGAAAGCTTAAAGAAGATTTCTACAATCAGTACGGAACAAAAACTCAAGCTGGTATTTTAAAGAATGCTGGTAAGATTTTGATTGCAGGTGCAAAGTTGAATTGGATCAACATGGGTTTAAGTCCTATCGACTTGCAGTTGTTAGAATCAGAAAAAGTAACACTTAGAGAACTTTGTAATGTTTACGGTGTGAACTCTGCGTTGTTTAACGATCCTGATAACAAAACTTATAACAACATGAAGGAAGCTAAAAAGGAAATGTTGACTCAAGTAGTCCTTCCTGAGTTAGTAGCTCTTCGTGATGCGTTCAATAGATTCTTTGCAACTGAAATTGGTCAAGGTTACTATATCGATTTTGACTTGACAGTATTCCCAGAATTACAAGAAGACATGAAAGAGCTTAGTGCTATTCTTTCTCAATCTTGGTGGATTACTCCAAACGAGAAGAGAGCAGCTATGCGTTATGATACTATGGAAGGAACTGAAATGGATGAGATATTTATCCCAGCAGGTTACTTGCCTATTGATGAGTTGACTATGTTACAAGACCCTAGAGATGCTCAACAACAAAGTGACTATAATTTGCCACCTGTAAAAAGTGAAGGTTTTTTTTTGAGTAAGAACGAGCAAGTAGACGAAGTATTTACAAAGTACAAGGCTACCGTTAACATGAGCTACTCAGAGCTAGAAGCCTGGTCAAATACAGAATGCTCAAAGAAGGCATCACTTGACAGAAGCCCTATCACTAGAAACCTAAGACTATTGTCTAAGAAGAAAGAAGATTGGACTACTAAAGATGCTGAAGATGCAAACAGAACTATAAGCTTTGTTAGCAGAATGAGAGGAGCTGAGCAAGGTGAACCAGCAGCAGAAGGTTGTCCTTCTAAAAGAGATATATCACTTAAAAATTGGGCTTACGATCCATCAAAATAAATACTATGAAATCATTTGACGTCTTAGAAAAAACAATTAACAACCTTTTAGAATTAAAAAGGTTAACTGAGAAAAATACTAAAGGTATTAATCATGCAAATAAACTTATAGCTGCTGGTGATGTAATTACACCTGATAGTTGGGTAAGACCAACGGCTGAAATGGAGAATGCTTATCTAGAAGAAAATGGATATGATAAATACTGTCTATGGTTTCTTGGAGTAGACCCTGAGCTTAGTGAAGATACTAAAGGTCATTATGGCTATATTTATACTTCTGACTTTAAAACTGTAGACAGAAGAGGATTGGCAGCCATAAGACAATATGCAGCTCAAAACAATATGAACTCAATTTTTGCAGCAGCAGGAAAAATGATTGAAGCTATAGACGCTAAAAAATAGATGCCTAAAATACTTTACCCATCACAGCAGTTTGCTTTGCAACAAAAGATTGCAAGGAAATCAATCAGAGAGTTTCAGCCTAAAATAAAAAAGGCTTTACAAGCTGACTTTGATAAAGCTGCTCAAATGGTTGAGGCGTTAGGGGTAGAACAAGCGGCTAATAATCGTGCAGGATTTTTTACTGGCGATAAGATTAATAATATTTTACGAACTTTGTATGAATCAACTGGCGGTTATACTGCTATGAGATACCAACAGATGTTTGAAACGAATAAGAAAGCGGAAGAGATTGACCTTGATCCTTTAAACATTTTGGATGAGTGGTTAGTATTTATGTTATCGTATTGGGTTGGCATTAGCGGACTAAAGATGCAAGGCATAGAGAATACTACTGAAAACGAAATAGCTCGTATATTAGCGAATGTTATAAAGTATGGTCGTGAGAATGGATTGTCACAGAATGAAGTAAACAAGTTGGCGATTCAGACTCTGAGAGAAGGGAAGATAAATAACGCAAGGAGTTTACTTATAGCAAGAACTGAAAGCCATCAGGCATTAAGTACAGGTGCTATAGGTGCGGTTAGGTTAGCAGGTGTTCCAGTATTAAAACAATGGATAGCTGCTGAATATCCAGCTAAGAGTGGTAAGCCAAGATTATGGCACAGGGATTTAGATAGACAAACGAATCCTGACAACAAAGGTGTAAGAATCCCTGTTAATCAACCATTCCTAGTAAACACTCCTGACTATGGACTAATAGAAATGCAATATGCACATGATGCAGCAGGGTTAGCAGTAAATAACTGCAACTGTAGATGCTGCACAGTTTATATAGCTTAAATAAAAAATATGAGTAACTTTTATAACAAGAAAGCGGTAAGTGGTGCTCCAGTAGACATGGAAGATAATGGTAGAATTATCACAGTCTACTATTCTGCGTTTGGTAATGTCGACAGCGATGGCGATGTTATTGTACCAGGTGCATTCACTAAAACCCTAAAAGAAAACGGACCTAATGCTAAGAATAGAATCTGGCATTTATTTAACCATTCAACCGAGAAGCCAATCGCTAAGCCATTCGAGATGATGGAAGATGGATTTGGTTTAAAGGCTAGAGTAAAGATGCCTAATACAACATTAGGTAACGATACTTACGAGTTGTATAAAGAAGGTCATATCACAGAACATAGCATCGGCTTTCAGACTATCAAGTCACAAGCGAAGTCAGGCTATAACGAAATCAATGAAATTAAATTGTTTGAGGGTAGTTCAGTATTGTGGGGTGCAAACGCAAATACACCAACAGTAGGAGTGAAGAGTCAAGTAAAATCTGTTCTAGTAGATGAGATGGGTAAAACTATCAAGTCTTTAAGAAACGGTCACTTTACTGATGAAACATTTGAATTGTTGGAACTTAAACTTAAGCAATTACAACAATATCTTGCTGAGATGGAAGATGAAGAGTCAGTCGACCTTGAAGAACAACCGCAACCATCATCTGAAGGCACAGTCGAAATGCCAGAAGATGAAGCATTGGAGGAAGAGGAAGACCCGATGATTTCCGTTGAAATCGAGATAAACAAATATTTACAATCATTTAAAATTTTCAACTAATGGTAGAAGAAATTAAAAGTGCTTTCGAAGGCGTTAAAACCGAAGTAAACGGTGCTATCGAAACATTAAAAGCTGATAACGCAGTAGCGGTAGACAGCTTAAAATCGGAATTAGAAGAATTAAAATCTCAAGTTGCTGTAGTAAAAGATGCTGCTGACAAATTAGAGGCAAAAAACAATCGTAAGACAATGAGTGAAAATCAAGTAAAAGGGTTCAATGCAACTCTTGCTGACGCAATCGAAAAGAATGCTGACAGCATCGCAAAATTAGGTCGTGGTGAAGTAAAGCGTTCTGGCTTTGTATTAGACACTAAGGCAGTAGGTAACATGACAGAAGCAGTTAACTTAACTGGTGATATCCAAAGACAATATGCTCCTCAAGTATATGCTCTTCCTTCTCGTAAGGTGCATTTGAGAAGTTTATTACCAGTAGGAACTATTTCTACAGGTTTATTTACTTTCCCTAAGGAAACAGGTGGTGAAGGTGATGCAGCTCCTCAAACTCAAGGTTCTGCTAAAGCTCAAATCGATTTCGATATCACAATGACTGATGCTCCTGCTCAGTACATCGCTGGTTTCGTAAGAATCTCTCGCCAAATGTTAGATGACGTTCCTGCTATGACCTCTTTCTTACAAGCTCGTTTGTTAGAGAAGTATTTATTAGCTGAAGATGCTCAGTTATTGAATGGTAGCGGTACAGCTCCAAACTTAACTGGTTTGACTATTAACGCTGCTGCTTTCAGTGGTGCTGCTACAGTTGACGTTGAGCAATTAGTACAAGCTATTGCACAGGTTTCTGCTGGTAACTACAGTGCAAATGGTATCTTGATCAACCCAACTGATTGGGCTAACATCATGAACACTAAGAATACTAACGCTGCTTATAGCCTTCCAGGTTCTACAGTTGTTACTACTGATGGTTCTTTAACTATCGCTGGTATCCCTGTATTCCAATCTACAGCTATCGCTGCTGATAAGTTCTTAGTAGGCGACTGGGCTATGGGTGCTCAAATCATGCAAAATCAAGGTATCTCTGTTCAGTTCTCTGAAATGGATAGCGATAACTTCCAAAAGAACTTGATTACTGTAAGAGTTGAAGCTCGTATCGCATTCCCTATCTACTACAACAGTGCGTTTGTATATGGTGATTTCGGTAACGTAGCTTAATCTTAGATTAATCTAAAATATAAGGGGTAGCCTAAAAAGCTGCCCCTTTTTTATGTCCGCTATATTTTAGTTATTTTTGTAAAAACAATGGCATAATGCAAATAGTAAGAGATATAACGACCACAGTAGCACCTACAGCCACAGTCGTTACTTTAGCGGAAGCTAAAAATTACCTTAGAGTAGATTACAGCGAAGATGATACTTTGATTACATCTTTAATCAATACAGCTCAAACAAGACTTGAGCAATATGCAGGAGTCGCAATGACTCCTAGAACTTTAAGAGTTGTAGCTTATGTAGATGACTTTATAGAATTACCTTATGTTCCTACAAATAATATATCATTAGTAGAATATTGGGATTATACTGCTTGGGTTTCAATGGCAGTTGGTGAATATCAAGTTCTTGGCGAAACTACCAAAAAGGTATACATGACTAGCATCTATAATAACGAGTTTAGATTTACTTACACTTGTGGTTATGCTACAACTCCTGCAACAATGAAGACTGCCCTTTTAAAGATGGTTTCAGACCTATATGAGTACAGAGAGTCTTCGGTTGAAGCAACTAAGCCTTCAGCTAATTTGATGACCGCATACGAGCTTATGAAGCCATTTAAACGCATAAACGTAATTATCTAATGATAGGAAGATTAATGAATAGGATTACTTTCCAAAGTAAAACTAGCGTATCTGATAGTGCAGGTGGATTTGTAAATACACTTGTAGACTATTATACTTGTTGGGCTGAAATTGCAAGAGATAGCGAATCAAGAACAAATATAGCAGGAACAGATGGCTTTGCTACAGATATAACATTTAGAATAAGATATACAACATCTAAAGTTTTTGATAAGAAGTTGGTAATCAGCTTTCAAAATAGATTATATGTAATAAACTCTGTTATTAACGAACAAGATCGTAATAAGTATTTTTTAATAGGCTGTTCAACTCTTAAATAATGGCAGCATTTAGCATAGGCATAACTGGCTTAGAATCATTGCAAAAGAAATTTAGCAATGTTAATGAAAGGCTTGATAGACATATAGCTCAATCAATTAATCAAACTTTGGTTAATATTCAACAAGATGCTAAATCTACTGTAAAAGTAAAAACAGGTGCTCTTCAAAGAAGCATAACACATAGAAAGGTTGATAAAAAGACCTTATCTGGTTATGTTAGTGCAGGTAATAAATCTGTTAGATATGCTCCTTATATTGAATTTGGTACTAGATTTCAGATAAATTTACCACCTTTAATGAACATAAGTCCAGGTGAACAAAGTAAATTTGCTAGACAATATATAGTTCAAAGCCCTAAAAAGTTCACAAATCAACCTACTAGACCATTTTTGATGACATCTTTTGATAAGAGATATAGTCAACTTTTATATACTATAAAGGAATTTAAGATATAAATATATTTCGCTAAATTTGTACAAAATCAATACCATGACAATTACACTAAACGAAGAGCAGGTAAAACAATTAGATGCGTTCATCCAAGAATTGCCAACTAAATATGGTTTGCCTTTAACTCAATTCTTATCAAAACTTGCTCAAGAGCAAAATCCTGAGGAAGTAAAAGAGGAAACAGAAGCTTAATGAAAGATTGCGGATATGCTATACGAAAGGCTTATGTAGATAAGTTAGCATCACAAAGTTTTTCTTTGGGTGTTTACGATACTATTGCACCTGATACCGTAGAGCCTCCGTTCTTAATCATTAGTAGTCAAACATCAATTGAGAATAGTGATAAACAGAGTTATAACTTTGACGTTACTATTCAATTTGATATTGTCTATAGAACATTTAAGTCAGGTGAAGTAGGGCAGAAATCGGTAGACCAGTGGGCTAATGAATTATTAGTGATCATAGGCGTTAATGTGCCAGATTACCCAAGTGCTTCTCCTGACTTTAAAATAGTCACTCGTAGGATGTCATCTAATGAAGCTACCTTTGATTATGTGGATGAGGCTTATGTGTTTAAAAGAGTCATTGTATTCGAACATTTTGTAACTCAAATATTATAAAAAATTAAAATAAAATAAAATGCCAACAACAGGAATTTTTAATGGTACAAATCTAGTAGTTCTAGTAGGAAGTGAAGTAGTAGCTCATTCTACATCATGTTCTTTATCAGTAAGCGTTGACTTACCAGATGCAACAACTAAATCAAGCGAAGGATGGGCTCAGCAAATTGGTGGTTTAAAGTCTTGGTCTTTAACTACAGACGGTCTTGCTACAGTTGACCCAACTGGTGCTAACTATGTGGTAGGAGATATTTTTACAGCTTTAAAAGATAGAACAACAGTTACAGTTAAGTTTACTACAGTTACAGGATCAACTCCAGTTCCAGGTGACTTATATTGGACTGGTCTTGCATTTATAGAAAGTTTAGATGTTACTGCTGACATGGAATCTCCAGCAACTTATTCAGTTTCTTTTACAGGACAAGGAGTATTGACTCAAGGAACTACAACAGTATAACAACCAATAACACCAAAAACACCAAAATATGAGAGGACATTACGAACTATCCCTAAGCGATGGGACTAAGATACCTATGAGGTTTTGCACATGGTCTTTAAAAAGATTTTGTCAACTACAAGGAATTGGTCCATCTGAAATAGGAGATGCTTTAAGCGGAGATGGCACATTAGATGCTATCGTTAACTTGTTGAAATCAGCAGCAGAATATCCTTTATACAAAGAGGGTATTACTCCTAAGTTCACAGACTTAGATGTATGTGACTGGATTGATGATATGGGTGGCATAACAAGTGAAAAGCTTCAAGATATCTTCAAGGCTTTATCTGATAGTATGGTAAGTGGCTTAGATAAGCCAGAAACCAAGAAAGGTAAAAACTCTGAGGTAAAAAAAAATTAGAGTGGATTGATATAGAAAGATTTTCAATGGGGGAGTGCCAAGTGCTTCCCCATTTGTTTTGGGATATGACAATGGCTGAGTTAGATTTTGTGTGGTATGGCAAAAGACATCAAGAGGAACAAGATTGGGTTAAGTTAAGATGGCAGACTACTTTATTGATTAATATTCACATGGGTAAGGGCAAAAAGATAAAGCCTACTGACCTTTTACAACTTGACTGCGATAATCGTAACTTTGTGAAGCAAAGAGTCATGAGTAATGATGAATTACAAGAAGTATTAAAAAAGTATAATAATATCAAACCTATAGGATAATGGCAGTAGAAGAATCAATTAAAATTAAGATACAAGCGAATGCTGAAGAGTTTAAGATTGTATCTGACATTATAAATAGAGAATTAGGAAGATTAGGCAAGAACTTTGAAGTTTTAGAGGGCAATATAAAGCAATCTGCTAATGCAATGAAAGGGTTTGACAACTCTTCCAAAAAGTTCAATAAAGGATTAATGAGCATCTCTTTGATTCTACAGGATTTACCTTATGGTTTTAGAGGTATTCAAAATAACATCCCAGCCTTAGTTCAAGGTATGGGACTTGTTTATTTAGCTATATCTGCTGTTACAGCAGCCATGACATACTTTGTATTACAAGGTGATAAAATGTCAAAGAGTACAAAAGCTATGTATGATAGTTTTAAAGATTTTATTAATGGTGCAGCTTCAGCTTTATATTCAGAACTTAAACCTGTATTTGAATCAATAGTAAGTTCCTTAACTGAGTTATGGAAAATGTTTGGTGAGTTTCTTACTGAATCATATATTTCTGCATGGAATTTAATAATAAGTGCAACTAAAAATATTGGACAAATAATAGCAGGTTTGTTTAAAGCAATAGTAGCAATACTTAAAGGAGATTGGCAAGGATTAGGAACAGCCTTAGTTGATATACTTAAAAGGGCATCTAACTTAATAGTTGATGTTCTTATCCATATATTTTCTTTAGTAGATAATTTTAAGGCAGCAGTTATAGGCTTGTTTAGCAAAGACATGGCAAATGTCATAAAAGCACAAACTAAAGCTACTGCAGAATCTTTTGCTAAAACTTTTAAATTTGCATTTACTGAAACAAAAAAGGAAACAATAGATTTATTTAGTTTGTTTAAAACACAATCTAAAGAAGCTGAAGTTACAATAAGTGATTTTCAAAAAACAATGAATAATTTTAACGAACAGATTAAAAAGTTATCTGTTTTGTTTTTAGAGTTTAGGCAAATGTCTGAACTTGATTATTTAGAAGGTCAAATAAAAGCTTTAAATGTTGCTATTGATGATTTAGCTGGACAAGGTACAGATGAGGCAATAAAAAAGCTAGAAGAACTTATTCAACTTAGAGGAGAATTATTACTTACACAAAGATTAGCAGAAGCACAACAAAACATTGGTGGTGATATAGAGGTTATAACTGAGCCTGTGGCAAAACCAGTATTTGATAAAAATACATTTGAGGCAGGTCAAATGGTATTAGAAAATTGGTTTACCTCTTTAAAGGAAAAATTCAAAGAAATGAAGAAAATGGCTAAAGAAAGCCAGGAGTATTTATTGAAAATAGGTATTGGAATGATGAGTGCATTAGGTCCAGCTATAGATATGCTTCTTGAAAAAGGTGCTAGTATTAGTGATGTTTTAAGTCAAGCATTTAATGACCTAATTAAAAAATTAGCTAAAGTTGCAATAGCTGCTGCATTGGTAGTGGCATTAATGGCACTTATAGGATTAGTAGATTTATCACAAATAGGAAGTACATTTGGTATGCTTGTAGGACAAGGTATGGGAATGGGTGCAGGTTTATTTTCAGGGGCATCTGCTGGTACTGCTGCAATAGCACCAACCGCATCAAATGCAATTGGAGATATAACTGCTGCTAGTGCAATGCAAAATCAGACATTGGTAGCTCAAGTATCAGGTAATGATTTATTAGTACTTTTAAATAGAACAAGTAGAACAAATAATAATACTTTCTAATGGCATTTATAAACCCAAAATACGAGATTATATTTGATGATGTATATGCCAAGCCTGGTGATACAAACGTCACCTATAGGGCTCAGATTTACAAAGACGGCTATTCTAGTGCAACTGTATATCCATTAACTGCGTCTAATAGTCCCTTTGTTATAGAAACTATAGATACAGAAGGTAATGCATATACACCAATGTTAGCTACTAGAGCTACCTTAGAAATAGTAAAGAACGAATTTCAAAGCACTAATTATGCTGAGTTATTACAAGATTTCTTTACTGCTGATGATAATGACTACATGATAGTTGTCACCAAAGGAACTTATAATGGTTCTTATACATGGGGTACTGTAATTTGGAGAGGGTTTTTCATACCTGTAGATAGCGTACAGTATTCCCCTGTAAACCTTAATGCTTTGTCATTATCCTTTGTTGATGGTTTAGCTAGGACTAAGAATAAAAGATATTACTTCAATATAACAAACGGTATTGGTTTTAATTCAGAGGATCAAGTAAGTTTAAAAGACTTGATTATTGACTGTTTCTCTAAGACTGAATTTACATTTGACGTTTGGATTAATGAATACTATAAAACAGCAAATGTAGATTCTAGGAACATAGAAAATATGTACCTAAAGAAAAACTATTTAATGGAACAATATGGAGAGTATTTAAACTACTATGACATATTGGAATATATATGTAATAGATTTGGTTGGGAATGCTTTTATAAGGAAGATAAGTGGTATTTAACCTGTTATGGTGCTTTGACTAGGGAAACTACCATTGCTTATTATGTTTATAATAGTTCAGGAGTTTATCAATCTACACAAACAGTAGATAATACTATTTCATTTACTATAGATGCAACTAATAACTTTAAGCAAATTGGTAAATCATTAATGGTTAGTTTTAATAGAGCACAAAAATCTTATACTCAATTTAGTCCAATTTATAATGTAAAGCAACTTGTTGCTAATGGATGGTTCTTATCTTGGTCAGGCGTTAACAATGCAGACGCTTGGATTGAAACAGGAATGATAGGAAGTAAACTTAATCCTACTAATGGTGGGCTTTATACCACAGATACTACCACAAACGCTAATGAAACTAATAGGGCATTTAGGTCATTTAATAATGATGTTAAAATTGGTGATTATTTAAACGTAAGATGGTTAGATTATAAATATAATTGTACGGCTAGATATTGGGTAAGGATTATACCTTCTGATAATTCTGCTGCTCAGTATTTAGATAATTCAGGGGAATTTACGACAACTGTAACATATCTTAATGATTATCCTCTAGTATTCCCTAAGCAAATATTAGTACCAATTGATGGTGCTATAGATGTTGTTGTTTTAAGACCACTAGAAACAGGGGTAGATCCATTTTTAGAATTATACTATTTCTTAGTACAGAATACTGGTCCTTCATCTCAGATTTATAATTATGATTCATATAGAGAAATCGGTAGCATAGATTCTCAATTTAAGCCAGAAGAGGGAGAAAATTATTCTTTAGGATTTATGTACAATGACATATTTAAGAATAACGACACAGGTGCAAGAGCTGCAAATAGCCCTAAAGATGTAGCAGCTTCTTCTTATGTAGGTATGTACACTACAAGTAATAATAGTGGATTTGCTAATCAATTTGGAAGAAATACATCAGGAATAAAAGAGATATTTACATTAGTTGCTGAGGACATTGGTATTGACCAAGTAAAGACTCAAACAGTAATAGAAGGTCAATTTAAAAGCATAGGCTATTGGTTAAACACTAAGTTTACATATTCTTTTGATGGTGCTAATACTTATACATACTTATTAAAGTCTTTTAAATGGGATTTAAAACAAGGAGCACAAGATTCAGTACTAAAGAAGATTAACTACAATGGCACAACTATAGAAATAGATATATTCAAAAACTTAAATACTAGGAAATAATGGCATCAGTAATAAATGGAACTAATATAGTATTATACAAATACGATTCAAACAAACAATATTATTTTAATGGTTCTGTTAATCAAGGAATAACCGTAAATGGTTTTGCTTGTAAAGAGTTAAGTACTGAAGACATTGTTGGTACTTCTACTAACTTTACTAAAACAGGAGCAGGAGTAATAGCTTCTTTTATAACAGATGCTAGTGATCCTAGTATTACAGAAATAGCTGCTGGTACTTGGAGTATCTCAGCTTATTATTCTATTGCTACTGCCTTTGCAGGTGCTAAAGTACAATATAAGCTATACAAATATGCTGGTTCAACAGCTACCTTATTGGCTACTTCAGATGAAACTACACTAACATCTCTTAGTAAGATTGTATATAATACTAATATGACAGTAACTAATACTGTCTTAGCTATTACAGATAGAATCATTATAGAAGTAAATTACTTAGGTACTACAACCAATGAAATAACCTTATATACTCAATCAACTAATCCTGGTATAACTACAACTAATATTTCTGTGGGTGTGCCATTTGGTGCATCAACTAACTGTACTTTTACTACAAGTGTAGATCAGATAGAAGTAACTACTACAAATAGTGAATCATATAAAGAGTTTTTAGGCTCTCAAATTAGCTGGAATATATCTGCTGATGGTTTTATAGCACTTAGCGACTATTCTTACTTATTCTTGCTTAATAAGCTACAAACTAAGGAACAAATCATAGTTAAGTTTCAAATAGATAATGACAATGGTAATGGCACAGGTGCTTTAGGTTATAGCATCTTTACAGGTCTTGCTAATATTGTTAATTTAGATATGAGTGGTCCAGTTGAAGGTGCATCAACTTATAGTGTGACTTTACAAGGTACAGGTCCTTACACAGTTACAGGTACACAAGTTACACCAACAGGAGTAGTAATAGAAAGTGGTAACGTAACTATGCAACAATATACTGCATTTGGTGGTGAAACTACAATCACATTCTCTACTCAGATTGGTACAAGTTGTCTTTCAGTTACAAGAGGTGGTTTAGAGGTTAGAACTATATTAACATCAGGTGCACCAACAGGTGAGAATGTGACCTTTAACTCATCTACAGGAGTTCTTACCTTTGCAAGATCATTAGAGGCAGATGAGTTTGTTAGAGCAATTTTCAAATAGTTAAAATAGATATAAATGAGTTCACAATTACAGGTATCAGGAGAAGCAAAGATTAGGGACATACAAGGTCCAGTAGTGGCTAATAGTGGTGTAATAACTGCTTTAGATGGTGCTGCTTCTCAATATGTACGAGGAGATGGTACTTTAGCGGATTTCCCAACATCAAGTGGTGGTGGTAGTTCAGTTTCTTATTATCTTAACTCAAGTGTTTCACAAGGTACAATAGGAGGGGTTGCTTATAGAGAGTTAAGCAAAGAGCCAATTATAGGTGCTGGAACTGACATTGCTATATCTTCAAACGGATATGTAGCAAGTTACTTAACTGATGCTAATGACCCTGATGTATTATCAATTCCTGGCGGTAACTTTAATTGTGAGTTTTATTTTAGTGTAAATAACAATACAGGCAATCCTTTTTTCTATGCAGAACTTTATAAGTACGACGGCACAACTTTTACCTTATTAGGTAGTAGCGTTGGAGTTCCTGAGTATATTAATCAAGGGACTATAATAGCACCTTATTATTTTGCTATTCCTGTGGCTACTGCTGCTTTAGCTTTAACAGATAGATTAGCAATTAGAATCTATGTAAACGTAGATGGTAGAACAGTTACTTTACATACCGAGAATGGTCATTTATGTCAAGTAGTTACTACTTTATCTAAGGGGATGGTTTCTTTAAATAACTTAACAGATCAATCACAGTTCTTAACCACAGGAACAAGCGGAACTAACTTTGCTATTGTTTCAAGTGGTGATACACATACTTTTAACTTACCTGTGGCTTCGGCTGCAAATACTGGTAAGTTGAGTTCAACGGATTGGAGTACGTTTAATGCTAAACAAGCTGCATTATCATTTACTGCACCTTTAGTCAACACATCTGATACAATATCAATACCTGCTGCTACAAGTTTAGTAGATGGTTATTTAGATAACTTAGATTGGGTTAAATTTAATACTGCTTACAATGATTCAATCATAAGTGCAGCAGTTACAGGAACAACAACAAAGACATTAACTTTAAATCAACAAGATGGCGGCACAATAACTGCTTCTTGGACAGATGACAATACGGATGCGGTTACAAGTGTATTTGGTAGAACAGGTGCGGTTTTAGCGGTTAGTGGAGATTATAATACATCACAAGTAACAGAGTTAACAAACCTTTATTTTACGGATGCAAGGTCAAGGGCTGCTTTAAGTTTTACTGCTGGTAGTGGTGCTTACAATAGCACAACAGGGGTAATAACAATACCTACCAATAATAACCAAATTACAAATGGCTCTAATTTTATAACCTTAACTTCTTTAAGTGCAGGTACAGGAATTAGCTACAACAATACAACAGGAGTTATTACTAACTCTGCTCCAGACCAAACTGTTTCTTTAACGGCAGGTGCAGGAATATCAATTAGTGGTACTTATCCTTCTTTTACGATAGCTTCAACAATTACTCAATACACAGATGCACTTGCAAGAGCAGCGATTAGCTTAACCACAACAGGTACAAGTGGAGCAGCGACATACAACTCAACAACAGGGGTGTTTAACATTCCTAACTACGCACCTGATTTAAGTGGATATGTTCCAACAAGTAGAACTATAACTATTAACGGAACTTCATTTGATTTAAGTGCGAATAGAACTTATAGTGTAGGAACAGTTACAAGCGTAGGGTTATCTTCTGCAACAAGCGGAGTAACTATTGGTTCAACTCCTATCACTACAAGTGGTACGATTACTTTAGCTATTGCAACTGCAAGTGGTTCACAAAATGGTTTACTATCAAGTACAGATTGGACTACGTTTAATAACAAGCAGAACGCTTTAACTAACCCTGTAACAGGAACAGGTACAACAAACTACCTACCTAAGTTTACAGGTGCAAGTACAATAGGGAATAGTTCTATTTTAGATAATGGAGCAGGTCGGGTTTCTATTGGGACAACAAGTTTTCTTGATAGTTTTGTGATTAGCAATTCAGGAGCAGCAGGTTGGGAATTTAGCAATTTAGGTTCAGTAATTACTTACAATAGAAGTACATCGGCATATATTCCTATGACCTTTGAAGCATCTAATTATATTTTAAATAGAGGCAATTTAGGATTAGGAGTTACACCGAGTGCGTGGGCTTCTTTTAGAGGATTACAAGTTGGACAAGTTGCTTCAATTGCATCTAATGATTTTGGTAGTGGTAATATTCAAACATTTTTTGCTAATAATACCTATTATGATGGAAATTTTAGATACATACAAGGTGGAGTTGCTCAAATGTTGAGAATGAAAACTGATGGATATGAATTTAATGTTGGTTCAAGTGGCACAACAGGTTCTATTATATCATTTACGGCAGCATTAAATTTATTTAACACAGGTAATTTAGGTGTAGGAGTAGGTGGAACAGATGCAGGATACAAGTTAGATGTTAATGGTACAGTAAGGGTATTAGGTTCTACTTCTTCTATATTATATATTGAAGGTAATGTTGGCAATAGTAAAAATATATTCTTTAAGTCCACAGGTGCAGCAGATAATTCAATAAGATTATATCAAGATGGCGGCACTAATAATTTTATAATAGCAACAGGAGATGGAACAGTTGCTCCAACAAATAGATTTACAATAGCCTCTACAGGTGCTGCTACATTCTCAAGTAGTGTAACGGCAACAAGTTCAAGTTTTCCTATTGATATTTACGGAACTACAAATAACTATGGCTTAAGAATAAACAATGTTCAAGCTCCAAGCGTTTTATTATATTCTAGTTTTGCAAATGCTGATAATAGAAATTGGGGTATTTATACAAATTCTGCAGTATTTGGTGATTTTGATATTAGACAATCAAATGCCAAAGATGGTGATATGACTGCTGGTGCTAATGGCACATCTAGATTTTACATAAGAAATAATGGTAAAGTAAACATAAACAATACTTCTAACACTAATTATCAGTTGTATGTAGATGGTGGTTCAAGTCCTGCTTTTGCTGCTTATAGTACTTCTCCTAATAATCAATTTAAACTTGCAGGAACAGCACCTGGACTTACAATTAATAATACGATAACCTCTCCTACAATAGGTGGTGCTTTAGGTGCTTGTACTTCTGCAAATGATTTTATAACAGGAACAGCTGCAGGGGATATGATTTTAATTAATCAATTTACAGGTAACAAGCTTTACATAACCAACTATTCAGGCGGTGTTTATTTAACACAAGGTGCTACTTCTTGGACTGCTAATTCAGATATAAGAATTAAAAATATAAATTCACATATAACAAATGCGGTTGAGAAATTATCTACTTTACAAACAATAAACTTCTGTTATAAAGATGACATTTCTAAAAAAGAGAATTTAGGATTGATAGCTCAAGAGGTTGAAATGGTATTCCCTGAATTAATAGAAACAAATAATGATGGAATACTAGGGGTAAGATATACTGAATTAATACCTGTATTAATAGAAGCTATAAAAGAACAACAAGAGCAAATAAAAGAACTTAAACTAGAATTAGATAAAATAAAAAATAAATAAAATGAAGGAAATTCAACCAATTCAAATTTGGCAAAATGGTATATTCGTAGAAGCAGTTTACCTTAATGCTTGGGCAGTAAATGTAACTTTAGGAACAAGTGCAGTATTTTGCTATAACCTACTAAGTGCTAATCAACAAAGATTACAAGATGGTAATTTAACAATGACAGGAGAAGCCTATGCACAATGGGAAGTAGATTCTTATGCTTGGGATTGGGTTGCTGCTGAACTTAACCTAACAATCATAGGTGATTATGTACCTCCAGTACCAGAACCAATTGTTGAAGAAGCTATTGAATCTGCTGAATAATGAGGACTGTTAAGGACTATTTAATCATTATTGTTAGCTTCTTTGGATGCGTGTACTTATATGAATATACGCATAAGCCAGATGTTAAGTATGACTTTAGTGATCTAAGGAACTATAACAAGATTAAAGAGATTCATGACACGATTTATAGAACCAACGTGACCACCAGGTGGGTGAAAGGAGACTCGATTCCTTATATTGTACTAGATTCCGTACAGAATTACGTACATGATACTGTGTTTGTTTTAAGGGATTATAACACGATAAAAGCCTATTCTGACACTATTAGACAAGATTCTAATACCTTTGTCATAGAAGATACTATTTCACAAAATAGCATCAAATCAAGGTCTTTTACAGCTCAAATCAAGGAAAAAACCATACTCGTAAAGGAGTTTTATGCTGAAAAAGCTAAGAATACCCTTTATTGGGGCTTTATAGGCGATTTTAGCCCTTCTAATGGCTTGGAAGTACTAAGTCCTGGTTTGATGTTAAATGCCAAAAATAAGGCTCTAATAGGGCTTAATGTAAATATTAATAAAAATAATAATATAGGATACTCAGGTAGCTTATATTTTAAAATAGGTAAAAAATGATGAAGTTTTTTAAGGATATGTTCTCAGGTGGTAGTGAAGTAAGCTCTAAAAGAGTGGCTGGTATATTTTCTTTGTTATGTGCAATAATTGGCATATTTACAGCGTTATTACCACAACTTGCTTTTGATTCTTTACTTATGTATTCAGCGACTTTATTGTCAGCTAGTGTTGTAACGTCAATTTTTAATAAGAAATAACAGATATAATGAGCAATTTCGACCAATTAGATAGCGATTTAACTCCTTTTGGATTAGTAACAATGGCTATATCATGGCTAAATATTTTAGAAATAGTAGTGTTGAATCCATTACTACAAACCATAGTTTACTTGATGACTATTGTTTGGTTAGGAATGCAGATGTACGGCTTCATAAAAAAGCAGTTTAGAAAAAAGTTCTAATTTAGTGTATCATGCAATTATCAGCACACTTTAATCTAGCAGAATTTACTCGTAGCGAATCAGCTAAAAGACATGGTGTATCTAACCAACCAACTCCTGAACACATAGAGAATATCAAGATACTTT